CCATCACTGAAAAATACCTCTCCATCCTCAAATCAGGAGAAGCAACGGTTGCTGAACTGAGAGCAGCAGCCGAATGGTGCATTAAAAATGACATCAATGCACCTCAAATGAGCGGTTCTCCGATGGACAACCTGCGCTCTATCCTGCCAAAGATCGACCCTGTTGATGTTCAACAGCGCATCATGCGTTGATGGATGGCTAGAGACTATAAAAAAGAATACCAAGCCCGTGCATCTGAGCTAAAGGCATACCGAAAAGCTCATCGGAAGCAAGATGCAGCCAGGGCAAGAGCCCGTCGAAGCATGGGAAAGATCCCAAAGGGCTATGAAGTTGATCATGTGGATAGTAATCCCATGAACAATAACAAAAACAACCTGCGGATTGTCCCTCGTAAGGTCAATCGCGCCAAGGGGGCGAGAAAAACTAACGCTAAGCGATGACCCCATTGCTGCCTACGCCTGATCATTACCTCTACAACTTATCAGCCATGACCTCGGCAGAAGCAAAGCGCCTCTGGAGGCGTGCGATCAAAGAACATTGGTCATGTCAATGTGCCTATTGCGGAGAAACTTATGACGTATCCACTCTCACTCTCGATCACGTCAAACCTAGAGCCCACGGAGGATCAGATCTTACATCCAATCTTGTTCCATCTTGTAGGTCATGCAATCAGGCGAAAGGCAGCAGCAACTGGCTCACATTCATGAGGCAAACATTCGGTCCACACCCCGACCGTGAGCTTCTTATTCACTCCTGGATCTCTTAACCATAATGGCTCCTAAAATTACTTCTTCCTCTGACCGTGCTAAACGCCAATCACGGTCCAAGGCTGTCGTGCGTTCTGATAAGGGCCGTGCTAACCGTCAGAAGGCTTCCACTGTGAAGCCAGGCACCAGCCGCACCGAGCGTCAAAAGAACGGCAACGCTCGCGTTACCCGTGACTCCCAGCGAGCTAGCACCGGCTCTGCAAAGGTCACCCGCAGTGAGAAACCAGCACTGCCCCCTGGTAATAAGGGTGGCCCTATCCAATCACGACAACAGGGTGGTGCCATCGTTCGCCGTGAACCCAGCACTCCTGCTAAGGCCGGCTCGAAGGGATCTACTGCTGCCTCCTCCCGTGTACAGCAAGTCTCCGTCCGTGATGTCACCAAAGGACGGCAGCAAGGTCAGATGAGCGGGAGCAATACTCCCCGCACTCTGCCTGGTTCTGGAGCTGCCGCTTCGCTTCCCCCTGCGCGGCAAGGCCCTGCTCCTGCTACCCGTCGTCAAGCTGCTCAAGCAAGGGCTGATGCTGCAGCCCGAGGCTCTACTGGCCCTAATCGTGTGGGTCAACCTGCCGGTGCAGCGAACCGTATGTACGGTGCTGACCGGGTTAATGATGCAGTTAGACGGGCACAACGTACCACTGCAATGAGAGGAGTTGCCCGTGGTCTTGGTCGAGGAGCTGGCCTTGTTGGCCTTGTTGGCGGCAGCCTTGCTGCAGCATCAAACACAGGAATGCTTATTGACGGCAGCCGTATGCTCGGAGACCAACTTGAGCGTGCTGGGATCTACAAGCGCCCAGAAATCAAAAAGCGTTCCTCAAATAATCAAGACGCTAAGCGCCAAGCCGACAACAACGCTCGCCTCGCCGCTAACGAACGAGTCAGGGCTGGTCGCGTCCGAGCAGCAACTCCCGTCCCTCCCACCCGCTCCGCCAACCAAGGCCAGGCCACCCGCCAAGCCGAACAGCGCCGCTCCTCTGGCTCCACCACTACCACCCCTGCTCCCCGTCAATCCCCCGCACGGCCTAGCCAGGCTCAACCTCGCTCTGCCTCTGGTACTGCAGGCACTGGCCGCAAGTGGGAAGACTTCAACCCAGGTCGGGGCACCTCTGAAACCAACAACCCCCTGATGAAAAATGACTCTTGGCTCATGTCCAAGATCAAAGAACGGGAAGACAAGCAAGCCAAGAACGTTGGTCCCGTCGCTGATGGCGGTGAATACTCGGCTTCTAAGAAGTCTGCTGAGATCGTAGCTCGCAGGAAGAAGAAAGAAGAAGACGAGAAGAAGAAGCAACAACCGTAATTCACTCTCTAAGGCCCCTAGGGGCGTCTACAAGGCGCCTCTGGGGGCTTTCTGGTGTCATACCCTCATATGCCTAGAAAACGCCGCACAGAGGCTCACAGCGTCCAATCCGACGATCCTCTCTATAACCTCCAACATTCCTTCCGTTATTTCCTCACCGCCATCTGGCAACAGCTAGGCCTTCCTCCTCCGACGAGAGCGCAACGGGCTATTGCTGATTACCTCCAATATGGCCCCAGACGCCTGCAGATTCAAGGGTTTCGCGGCGTCGGAAAATCGTGGATCACAGGTGCCTTCGTCCTCTGGACCCTCTTCAACGACCCTGAAAAGAAGATCATGATCGTCTCAGCTTCTAAGGAACGCTCAGACAACATGTCCATCTTCCTTCAGAAGCTCATCATCGAGACCCCCTGGCTCCTGCACCTCCGACCCAAGGATGACAATGCCCGCTGGAGTCGCGTCTCCTTTGACGTGAACTGCTCCCCTCACCAGGCACCATCCGTTAAGTCAGTCGGTATCACAGGCCAGCTCACTGGTTCCCGTGCTGACCTCATCATTGCTGATGACGTTGAGGTTCCCTCCAACTCGATGACCGAGATGATGCGTGAGAAGCTCCTCCAACTGGTCACTGAGTTTGAATCCATCCTCACGCCAAAGGACACCTCCCGCATCCTTTATCTCGGTACACCTCAGACCATCTTCACCATCTACCGTACCCTCGCACAACGTGGATATAGACCCATGGTGTGGCCTGCACGCTACCCGCGTGACATGACCCGCTATGAAGGTCTCCTCGCCCCTGAGCTGCAGGAAGACATCGATCATGGTGCCAAGGAATGGGAACCCACTGACCCTGACCGCTTCGATGAAGAAGACCTCTTGGCCCGTGAAAGCCGTATGGGTCGGTCAAACTTCATGCTTCAGTTCATGCTGGATACCAGCCTCTCTGATGCTGAGAAGTTCCCCCTTAAGTTTGCTGACCTCATCGTTACCTCAGTCAACCCTACCCATGCCCCAGACAACATCATCTGGTGCTCTGACCCCCGTAACATCCTCAAAGAACTTCCCTGCGTAGGGCTGCCTGGTGATCGCTTCTACAGCCCCATGCAGATCCAAGGTGAGTGGACCCCTTACACCGAAACCATCTGCTTCGTAGACCCCTCAGGTCGTGGCTCTGACGAAACAGCAGCAGCCTTCCTCTCCCAGAAGAATGGCTTCCTCTACCTCCATGAGATCTACGCCTCCAAGGATGGCTACTCAGACTCCACCCTCCTCGACATCCTCAGACGCTGTAAGAAGTACAACGCTCATAAGATCATCGTTGAATCCAACTTCGGTGATGGCATCGTCGCTGAACTCTTCAAGAAGCACATCCAACAATCCAAGCTCTCCATCGCTGTTGATGAAGAGCGTGCCAATGTCCGTAAAGAAGATCGCATCATCGATGCCCTTGAACCTGTCATGAACCAACACCGCTTGGTCATTGATCAGCAGATCGTTCAATGGGACTTTGAATCCAACCCTGATGCAGCTCCAGAAGACCGCATGACCTACATGCTCTTCTTCCAGATGAGTCGTATGTGCCGGGAGAAAGGTGCCGTTAAACACGACGACAGATTGGATGCCCTAGCAGGGGCGGTCAAGTATTACACCGACTGCCTGTCTATCTCTGCCTATGAGACCGTTAAGGCCCGCAGGCAGGAAGACTTCATCGACCTCCTAGAGACCTGGAGCACGGACCCAGAGGCTGCTGTAAATGCTATGGCCTTTGGGATGACCCTAGAGCAGAGGCAGAGAGCTAGAGGACTGTCAGGGAGAGGGAATGGGACTCCGAAGTGGGTGAAGGTGCGGTAGCCACCTTATGCTTGGGATTATTCACGGTCTCACTGGACCCCAAGCAGCCGGTCCAACCGGGGTATGTAAACAGGCCTGCAGCTCGTCTAGCGCGGCCTTTCAAACCCCCTGCAGCGCAGACGGTTTCACGGTAGCCACCTTATGCTCGGGGGGATAAGACCTCCCGACCATGATCAGGTGAGCGCAGCGAACGATCATGATGTATGAGCCGGTGAACCTACCGACACAGGTAAACCAACCGACACAAACTTCCCAGTTCTCTTCCCTAACCGTTCATTTGACGATGATCAGGTGAGCCGAAGGCGAACGATCATCCCGTATGACACCGACTCAATGAACCTACCTCCTCTAATCTCGTACTTCGAACTTCCTCTTCACTAGTCCTTTTACTGATAATACTGGGAGCCTAGTAGCCAGGCGAGCGAAGCGAGCGGCTACTCAGTTCCTATCTTTTATGTATCCCCAAACTTCCCCCTAACTTCATGGTACGTCTTATCTGGATCACTCCTAATGCAGAGCTGCAGCTAGGTTACATCGCTAGAGTCAGTAACCCTAAAAACCAAGACAACCCTGACGTATCTAAACTCCTCAAATACTGCATCGATCATGGTCATTGGTCAGTGTTTGAAATGGCTAATATGTGTATCGAGATCAACACCACTCGATCCATAGCAGCACAGATCCTTAGGCATCGTTCCTTTACCTTCCAAGAGTTTTCTCAACGGTATGCTGATGCAATCTCTAACCTAGGGTCTCCTAAAGTTCCTCACCTTCGTAGGCAAGACCAGAAGAACAGACAGAATTCTGTTGATGATCTATCCACTGATCAAACTAGTATCTTCTATCGACGTATAGCACAGCATTATGCAGAGGCAGAAGATCTCTATCGAGAGATGGTCAGTGCTGGTGTAGCGAAGGAGTGTGCTAGGGATGTTCTTCCTCTTAGTTCACCATCTAGGTTGTACATGAATGGTACGGTTAGGTCGTGGATTCACTATTGTCAGCTTAGGTCTGGTAATGGTACGCAGAGAGAGCATCAGGTAATTGCGTTGGAGGTGATGGAGGTGATGAAGGAACATTTACCTGAAGTGTCTAAAGCCCTTTCTTGGAGTGTTTGATCATGTTGAAGTCGTATGAAGAGCAGCGGAAGGAACGACTGGCTGATAGTATCAGTGAATATCTAGATGCTGATGTCGATGATTGGAAGATGGTGGAAGATATGTTGGAACGTTTGGAGACGGAGTTGGAGTATTACCAGACCGTTGCTGATCGGATAAAGATGTTGATGTCGGTGTTGAGGGTTGGGAGAGAGGTAGCTGAGTGTCAGAAAGGGGGCTAGGAGGCTCTAGAAGGGGCCTCTGAGGCTCTGGGGGTGGAAGTATCCACTGAACGGAGTAAAGGGGCCTTCTAGGGGCTTGTAGAGGCCTCTGGTGAAGTTTTGGCAGAAATTTGTGAAGGGATATACGACAGTGCATGGGGCCAAAATCCCCCCGTAGGGGTGCCCCTGCGCTGTATATGGCCGCGCTAGTTGGGGTATCTAGTAGTAGTGACTGGGGTCTGGGCCAGAGTAGTACATGCGTACGCTATCTATGGGCGCTTTGCTAATCCCGACTCATCCGGTCGGGAATTATGGGATATTCATTTTGTCTGTCGCGATTTCAGTACACTAGTACTAGTGTGAAGACATGTTACAGACCTTACCACTAGTGCCATGGTCTGATCCATACTGACGGCAGGTCGGGGAGCCGAGAGCTTCAGGCCTGCACATCGACAAACGATCCCGCGAGTCTAAACGGCTCAGCCGCTGGCCCACTATCACCAGCACCACACTCAGTAGCCGGGGTGAGGGATCTATAAACAGCAAGGGCGTGTCCAATCAGGACGCCATCCCTGCACTGACTGATACGACACGACATAGTCGGAGCCTGGCCCGGTGCGAAACCGGTATCCGTCAGAATTGACGGCGCGAGCTATAAGGCTGGCTTTCAGTAAAGCCAGGGCATTTGCCTACGTGTGAGATAGCAAGGTCTTGGGGTCACGAAATCAGTGCAGGATTAGTTGTAACAACCAAATGAACGGGCACTCTAATTGCGCGATGCATGGGATCAAATCCCTGCCCGTTCTATTGCCTCAACTGAGAGGCAAACTATCCACTCACCGGAGTAACTATCATGTTTGAATTCAATCAACCCTATGAACAGACTGATCCCCAGGCAATCCGTGATGATTTCTATGATTTGATCACCGAACTTGAGAATGGTTTCTACATTGCTGAGAAACTAGGAAAGTACCTTCCTACTGATACACTCCGTGAATTCATGGACGATCTCGCAATGGGGAGAGTCTGATCATGCCTACCGAACTCTACTATTCAGAGCGTAAGGATTGCCCAGGCTATCTAGAGTTTATCTATCGCAAGGGTAACCCACACAGCATAGCGTACATAACAAACAACTATGCTACACACAGCTGCCCTGAATTCTACACTGCTATCTATGGCATCCACGAAATATGTGGATCCAGCGTAGCAAGTGTAAAAGCTGAGCTATTTAACCTCATCGATTCTGGAGTCTGATCATGGCAACCCACGAAATCAAAGCCAGCGATCTTACCTGGCCCGACGTTGTATTTGAATCGCCAGAGGAGGCATTCACGTATGCAACCAAACTAGAGAAAGAACTAGAGAACCCAGACCTTACTGATGCACAACGTGAGGCAATTGATGAGCGTCTAGGCGATTTGTTCGCTACATTGTTTGATCTTAACTAAACCCATCCACTAACAGGAGCAATCAATGGCCCAACCCAAAGGCTACATTATTGATCGTGGACTCTCACCAATCAATGGTCAACCATACGTTACGATTCTAACGCTGAAAAGTAAGAACCGCAAGACCGGAGACATGGCGCAAGTGTGGATCTTGTGTGAGGATATAAATCCTGTCGAAGCTGTGCAGACTGGCAAGGATGCCACGATTTGCGGCGATTGTCCACACCGTAAGAATAGGGAGGGAAAGCGTAGCTGTTACGTCAACGTAGGCCAAGGGCCAAACAGTATCTGGAGAGCATACAAACGTGGTAGCTATGTAGACTCTACAGGTTGGGAGCTTAACCTATACGCTGCCATCTTGAATGGTAAGCGTATCCGTTGGGGAGCATATGGTGACCCAAGCATCATAAAGCCTGGCATTGTTCATACATTGTCAGGCTACGCTGAAGGTCACACTGGATACACTCATCAATGGAGAGAAGAATTCTGTCAAGCATTCAAGGGATTGTTTCAAGCATCCTGCGATGGATTTGCAGACTATCTAGAGGCTAGCAGTAAGGGTTGGAAAACCTTTACTGTCGTGCCTAAACATACAACCATCACGGAGAATAATTATGCTAAGCAATGCCCAGCAACTGTGGAGAATAGTGTTGCCCAGTGTGCAACTTGCAAGCTTTGCGATGGTCTGCGGGCTGACATTTATGTTCATGCTCACGGTACTGGGGCAAAGCATTTCGCTGCTGTCTGATTCCTTCCACACATGAAACTAGCTGAGAACCTTACAGTCGCTCTCTTTGCGACTCTCCTCTCCTTCTTCACTATCAGCGCCGCATTAGGTGTTGACCCTTCTCAACCATCTCCAAAGGTACAGGCAAGATGAACTATCCTTACTCAGACCCTAACCAATGTCCGTGGACTAGTGAATGGGCGGACAACCATCGCTGGCTGTATGAACCTGAAGAGGAGGAGAATGGAGAGGATGATGATGCAGACGATGAGTAAACTTCTCTTCCTGGTTATCATCCCTGCCACTGTCTTCTGGGCAGTAGTAACATCCGTCACCTTACCTACAGTTTCGCCCTACACTCAGCGAACATTCAATGTTAACTAAATGCCGAGGGTCACCTGATTTAGGTGGCCTTCTTTTTGTGCCCAGGTTTTTCGTTACGACTGCAAGGGCGCCTCGGTGTGCCCAGCCTTTGGACCTATGAATGTTTTACAACGAATGGGATGAGATCAACGAGATACCAGATGAGTTCTTCAGCACACCTCCATTTGAGGAAGTAATTGCTGATGCATCGAGCTGGATCTTACCTTCACCTTACTGTGCAGTAGTTCGTAGTTGGAACAAGAAGCAAGGCAAGCTCAAAGAGTATGTCTATCGGAATCCAACTTCTGCTGCGAAGAAGGTAA